CCGGCGGGCATGCCGTCGTCGTCCACGCCGGGGACGCGGGACGCTGCCACAGTCGTCTCGACGGGCGTGCCGCCGCCCATCAGGGCGATGATGTCGTCCTGCGTGGCGAGCTTGGCCTCGTAGCCAGACGATGCGTAACGGATCGCCTCGGCTGCGCTGATGGCGCGGATCAGGCGGTCCATGTGGTCGGGGTGGCTCACGACGTAGACCTTGACGGTGCGGACGTAGGGCCGCTTGGGCTTCTCAGTGCTCATTTTCTTTGCTCCGCGAGACGCCGCAGCGCCTCGACTTGGGTGCTGACCTGCTGCAGGAAAATCGTGATCCGGGCTTCCAGGTCAGCAATGAAGCCAGGGTCACGGTTGATCCGCTGAATGTGCAGTTGCAGCGGCTCAGGCATCCGGGGATCGTAGGAGACAAAATCACACCATTGGCGGCCAGTGATCCACATCTGTCCCTGCACCTGCGCGGCGTGGTCTGCCGGCATGCCGTTGAGCAGCGTTTCGATGTGGACGGCGCTGTTGTACGGGCACTTGATCTCTATCAGCCCATCCCAGTCCATTAAGCCGTCAGGCGAGCAGCCCGCCAGCAGGGTGTCGTGGGCGATGAAGCCCGTCTCCTCAACGCTGGTGCCGGTGACGCGCTCGTAGGCCGCGCGCGCTGCGGGTTCCTGCTCGGTGCCCCACTGCATTGCGGCGGTGGCGTAGCGCTGCACCGGCTGCTGCGTCAGGCGCTCGACGACCAGTTCGGTGAGATAGTCAAGTTGCGCCTGCATGGGGTCGCCGGGCAGGTTGTCTTTCTTCTGCTTTTCCGTCTGCTTCTTGGTAGCAATGGCGTCCTTAAACCGGGACGCCGTGGCTTTGCCGATGCGGGCGGCGTACCAGTCGGCAGTGCGCTGGTCTGCGGTTTCGAGGATCATGCGTTCTTCTCCTTCAGTGCTTGCTCGATGGAGCGGGCAAATTCTTGCGGGCCCATGCGTTTGTGATAGGTGTCGTGGATTGACTGGATCTCTTTTTCCGTCAATCCCTGCCACTCACGCGGCGGAGGGTCCACATAAAGCGGATAGACCGCAGCGCCATAACATCTTTTTGCCTTTTCGCGCGCACCTTTTTCTGTCTTGTAAAGGCATCCGCCATGAACTAGCCAAGCAATCGGTTGCTGTTCCAAATTCTTTGTGCGCCGCCTGTCGGCAGTGCGCTGGTCTGCGGTTTCGAGGATCACGTTGCTTCTCCAGGCGGCGGGAGCCGCTTTTGTTGTCTGTCAGATGATGGAACAGAAAACTCTTTTATTGCATCCTGAAAATCCCTAGTCAACACATTTACGAGGCGGCGCTGAACCGCCTGCTTGTGGCAAAGAATCGGATCTTCAGTCACCACGCGGTCGCCGCGACGCGCCGAGCGCAGAATCTTTCGCATTCCGACCTTGCTGCCAACAATGCCGATATCAACGCGCTCCTGCGCGTTCAGGGCGCGGTAGCCGACGCCGTGAACCGATCCGAGATCGACATCGTGGCGGTCCAGCAGCGTCTTTCGCCAAGCGGCGATCACGGTTCGGTAGCGGTGGCCCCCGATCTCGACGCCCAGCACATCGGCTACGGCTTCATGCGTCACTTCCCAGCCCACGGGCGGGGCGCCGAACGCATCCAGCAGTTTGCGGACATCAGCACCTGTCGGGAAGCCGTTGAACATGACGCCCTTCATTCACAGGCTCCTGACGGTGGCCTTGAACATGCCCCAGCTTCCGGGCGTCTTTGAGCCGGGGCGCCAGTCGCCAAGCCCCTTGTACCGACCAGCCAGCGTCAGCACCTCGGTCAGCACGCGGTCGGTGATCTGCTCGTCCCAGACGTTGATCGTGCCGCGCAGCGTCCAGCGGTCGAAGCACGGGCGCACGCGGATGTGCTTGGCCGCGCCGATCTTGGCGCGCTTGACATGCAGCTTGAAGCCAAGCTCGATGGCCTTGGCTCGGTGCGACGCGAAATCCTTGACCTGCATCAGCGGCCTGATCTCTGACATCGGAACGGTCTTGCCGTCAATGGTCAGCGGCCAGAACGGCTCGGCAACCATCATGCCGGATTGGGTCTGGCTCTTGAACGTCTTGTTGCCCTTGGCGCCAGGAACCGGCACCATGCTGCCGCCCTCCATGATGCAGCGCATCAGGTTGTCTGACGGCATCGCCACCACGTTATCGTCGTGGTAGGTGCTGCCGATCCAGCGGAAGGCTGGGCTGCGGTCGTCCCCGGCCTTGCTGATTTTCTTGTTGGCCGCATCGGCCTTCCATTCGTCCATCATGTCGGACCATTCGATGTTGTCCTGATGCATGAGAAGCGGCGTGTCGCCGACGATCTCGATTTCGTATTGCTTCATGTCGTTGCTCCAGTTGATGATGATGCGCAATCGCGCCCTTGCCGCGCCGAGCTATGCCGTGCCCTGCCTTGCCGCGCAAAGCCTAGCCTCGTTGGTGTTGCCACCGGGTAACGCGCCACAGACGCGCTGCCCGCTGTAAACAGCCCTTGCCCTGCCGGACCCAGCCCCGCCTGGCCGAACCAAGCCCTGCCGCGCCTAGCCTGATTCCGTCGGTGCAACAGCACCGGGAGAGGCGGCACGCCGCCCTACCCGCTGCATTCGCAGCCCTTGCCTTGCCCAGCCAAGCCACGCCGTGCCAGGCGCTGGCCGCGCCCTACCCAGCCTTGCCAAACTTAGCCTAGCCGCTCCTCGTCAATGATTGAAATCTGCTCGGGCTTGCCCTCGCTGGCAGGAAACAACGCGATATTGGTCTCGCGGCCGTCGGCATCCGTCAGGATGATGTGCCGCCAGGTATAGCCCTCAGCGCTGATGCGACGGTCGGCGCGCACGCTGACGATCTGGTGGATGTGGATGGTGGTCATCTCAAATCTCCCAGTCATACGGGTCAGAATCGGGCTCGCTAGACGCAAACATCGCGTCTGCGATCTGCTGGACGCGATGCTCGTTGTGCGCCAAGAAGCGCGCCTGCAACTCGAACCGAGCCGCATCGGCCTGCGCCCGTGTACCGGCGAACAGGCACGCCAACAGGACGTCTGCGTGAGCCGAGGCCATGTCTTCCTCGCGGACGTTCGCCGTGTCGAACGCGGCACCCTCGCGGGCTTGGCTGACGACGCTGAGCCACAGTTGCCAGTCTGCTGGGCAGGCCAGCAGGTGGTCGCGGGCCTCGGCTTCGTTCGGGTGGTCTCCGTTGTAGCCGGGAGGGTATGCGGGCCACGTGGCTTCATCGCCCGGGCCGTAGGTTGTCGTGTACATTCGTCAACTCCTGTGTCGCGCTCGCATCGGCGCCGACGCATCATGCCACTTTGTGCCGCTCTGCGCCTATTGTTGACAGAATTGCGGGGTCATTCTGCGCCGGTTGACTGCCGGCAGTCGGCGGGCTGACACTTGCGGCCCCAACAGGAGGACAAAGTGACCCCCCGACAACGAGACGCACTACACATCGTCATGAACTACCAGCCGGTGACGACGGCAACCCTGGCCGCCCACTTGGGCGTGCAGAAGAACGCCGCCAACAGATACCTGTTGCATTTGAAGCGGTCCGGTCTGGTGGTTGCGGACGCGATCAACAAAAACAACGTGTGGTACAGGGCCACGCTCGAAGCGGAGGTGGGCGCGACCGCGCGGCAGGCGTATGAGCAGGCGCCCTCAGTCTGGGCGTATGCGGCGCGGTGCGCGCAAGGGGCGAAGCGATGAGAGGCCGCCGCACCCTGCGCGAGGTCATGCTCGCCAATCAGAAATCCGAGGCGCTGTACGCCGCGCTGGCGGGCAAGCCGGTGCGGGAGATCGACATCCCGCTAGAGCCGAAGCGCCGAGCACCAGCAAAGCCCAGCGGCGAGCCGTCAGAGGCGCAGATCCTGCGGGCGATCATGGCGCTGCTGAAGCACCATCCGTGCGTGGCGCAGTGCTGGCGACAGAACAGCGGCACCTTCGCGGAGCGCAACCGGGACGGCTCGACGCGGTACATCCGCGCGAACACGGCGCGCGGCATGAGCGACATCATGGGTGTTCTGCGCGACGGCCGCACGCTGGCGATCGAGGTCAAGTCGCGCACCGGCAGGATGCGGCCCGGGCAGGAGGAGTTCCTCGCCACGATCCGGCAGGCCGGGGGCGTGGCGGGGGTTTGCCGCAGTGTGGACGATGCTGTGAGGCTGCTGGGTGACGCATGACCCGCAAGCGCAGCATCTACCGCCCCCGCGGCATCAACCCCACGGCCCACCTCGTCGCCATCGCAGGTGCCGCCTTACTCACCCGCGACGACCGCACAGTCTGGGCACTGCAGATGTACGACGCACTCGACTCCGTGGCCAAGGGCAAGGCGCAGCGCCAGCAGTGGGGCACGATCTTCGACAGCGTGAACTTGGCCGAGGAGCTCACGCGCATGGGTCTGGCGTCCGACCCTGACGGCATCATCAGCGGCGCGCAGGCAGTGTGCGCAGAGATCATCCGCCGGCAGCAGGCGACGGGGACACGAGCGGTGCGGGCCGGGGAACTGGCAGCGCTGCGGTGTCTTGAAGTCGCCATGATCGACATCCTGGCCACGGTCACGCACAGCGAGCGGTTTCGCGCCGAGGAGCGGATCAGGGCTCGGACGCGGGAGGCGCAGGCCGGCAGGATCCCGGGGGCGACGGTGATCGATGCGGCGTTTTTGGAGGGGACAACGTGAAAGTATTGGTAGCCTGCGAATACAGCGGCACCGTGCGCGATGCTTTCCGCGCGCGCGGGCACGATGCGATGTCGTGCGACCTGTTGCCGACAGACGTTCCCGGCCCGCACTATCAAGGCGATGTGCTGGATGTGCTGGGAGACGGATGGGATCTGATGGTGGCGCATCCGCCTTGCACGTATCTGAGCGTCAGCGGCATGCACTGGACGCGGCGCGGGTTGCGTGATCCGCAGCTGACTGAAGACGCGCTGGCGTTTGTTCGCCTGCTGATGGATGCGCCGATCCAGCGCATCGCCGTGGAGAATCCTGTGAGCATTATCAGTAGCACATTGCGCAAGCCCGAGCAGATCATCCAGCCTTGGATGTTTGGGCACGATGCGTCGAAGAAAACCTGTTTGTGGCTCAAGGGCCTAGCGCCACTGCGACCGACGCAGATCGTGGAGCCGCGCCTAGTCTGCTGCGGGCGCGAGCTGACGTCTGGCACGGGCGCATACGGATGCCCAAACTGCTGCGGCGACAAGCGAGCGCGTGAGCGCTGGGGCAATCAAACCGATAGCGGACAAAACCGCCTGAGTCCGAGCCCGGATCGCTGGAAGATCCGCAGCGCCACTTATGCCGGCATAGCTGGCGCCATGGCCGACCAATGGGGGGCGACAGCATGAACAAACTCGACTTCAGCGCGCTCGCGCAGCGCCTGCTTATCTCCGCCGACACGCTGGTCCCCCAGTGGCTTCCTGGCGGCAAACGCCGGGGCCATGAGTGGGTGTGCGGCGATCTTGCAGGCGGCGAGGGCGACTCCTGCAGCGTTAACCTACTCAGCGGACGCTGGGCCGACTTCGCCGCTGGCGACAAGGGCGGCGATCTGATCGACCTGTACGCCGCGATTCATGAGATCGATCTGGGCGAGGCGTACCGCCAACTGGACGGCACGCCAGCAGCGCCAGCGAGGCCGGCGCGGCCGCCGAAACCGCAGCGCACGGTGATAACACCGGTCCCCAGCGAGGCGGCAGATCACGACTGCATGCATCCCATATACGGCGACCCGTCGCAGATCTGGACGTACTACGACGGCAACGGCGACGTGCTGGGCTACATCGCCCGCTACGACCCCGAGGGCCAGCGCAAGCAGATCGTGCCGTGGACCTTCGCCGCCGACGGCTGGGGCATGGGCCAGTGGACCGTCCCGCGACCGCTGTACCGCCTGCAGGAACTGGAGGCCCGCCCCGAGGATCCGGTGCTGGTGGTCGAGGGCGAGAAAGCAGCCGACGCGGCGGCGGGACTGACCGGCAGCCCATACGTCGCATGCACTTGGCCCGGTGGCGCGCAGGCGCTGAACCGCGCGAACTGGCAGACCCTGCGGGACCGGAAAATCCTGCTGTGGCCTGACGCTGACGCTGCCGGCATTGACGCCATGCAGCGCCTGGCGGCGATCCTGCAGCCGATCGCGGCCGAGGTCAAGATCATCGACCCCAGCGGCCAGCCTGACGCATGGGACTGCGCCGACAGCGGCTGGACCCGATGGTCCGACGCTCGGGCGTGGATCGCGCCGCGCGCTGCGCTCTGGAAGCCACCGGCACCCGAGCCTGCAGCGAATCCCGAGCCGCAGCCGGCAGCGGACCCGGCGCCACTAGATAGCGACGAAATCGGGACGCTTGAGCCGTCAGACTGGTACAAGCGTTTCGCTTTCCTGCTCAGCAGCGCGGATTTCTTTGACCTTCACAGGCGCAAGCTGGTCGAACGCAAATCCTTCGACGCGGCATTCCGGCACCACAAAATGCACTCGATCCATGCCGGCGCAAACGGCCTGCATGCCCGTGTAACGGCCAGCACCAGCTACGACGAGAACCGCATTGCAATGGGCGCGCGGACGCTGGCCGGCATGATCTACGCACCCGGCAACGGGCTTTTCGTGGGCTACGACGGCGAGCAATTTGGCAACACCTGGCGCGACGGCAGGCCGGCAGGGACACCCGGCGACGTCGGCCCTTGGCTGGAGCACTGCGAGCGCATGATCCCCGATCCCGAGGAGCGCCGACACTGCCTAGATTGGATGGCGTTCAAAGTCCAGAATCCCGGTGTGAAAATCAACCACGGCATTTTGCACGGAGGCCGGCAGGGGTCGGGAAAAGACACGCTTTGGATGCCATTCCTGCATGCTATCGGCGGCCCAACGGGACAGAACGTCAAAACGGTAACGACCGAGGAAATCCAGTCGGCATTTAATTACTACGTCCTCAGCGAAGTTTTGGTTTTGAACGAACTTCGAGAGCCAGCATTAGCCGACAGGCGCGCACTCGAAAATAAACTAAAACCCCTGCTGGCTGCGCCCCCCGAAACATTCAGCGTCAACGAGAAGGGCCGGCACCCCTACCCGGCAGTCAACAGACTGTCAGTGCTGGGTTTCAGCAACGAGCGAGTCTCCCTGTCGTTATCGGCGGATGACCGACGTTGGATGGTTTTGTGGTCAGAAGCCGGCATATTGTCGCAGCAGGAGGCTCGCGCCCTCTGGCAGTGGTATCAGGGCGGCGGACTAGATCATGTTGCGCACTGGTTACGCGCAAGGGACGTATCGAATTTCTCGCCGGGGGATCGGCCGCCAGTGACAGACGCGAAGACCGTCATGATGGAAGGCGGCCTATCGGCAGGCGAGGCCCTGCTAGCCGAGGCTATGCGTAACCGGGTCGGCGTATTCCGGTCTGGGGCGATCATGGGACCGTGGCAGCCGGTCATTGATGAACTCCAGCAGGGCATGCAGGATCACAAGATCAACATTCAGAGCCTGTATGTCGCGGCAGGACACGCCGGCTGGCTAGATCTGGGGAAGGTCAAGACTAACGACCTGCCGCAGAAAAAACATATCCTTTGCTCGCCCGACACGCTGGAGCGCTACCAGAGCAACCGCAGCGAAATCCGCCGCATGCTCGAAACCCTGATGCCTGCGGCGAAGGTCTACCCGTTCAAAGCGGGCTAGCCGCCCCTGCCGGATCCGCGCGCCATTCCAGCGCGACGGCAGCGGGGGCGTGCCGCCAGCGCCCATACATCGCCAAAACGGCGGCGTCCTCGGCCAGATACCAAGCCCGCAGTGCGTCGCGGTCATATGTCTGGCCGAAACTGACGTTTTCAGCGGCCCGCCAGGCGGCGATTGGGTCGACGCCGGATTCTGCGAAAAACCGTTCAGCGGCAGCGATTCCGGCAGCGCGCAGATTGGGCGGCGCGTCGCAGTGGGTCAGGACAAGCATTCTCGATGCTCCGAAAAAAGGCCCCCGGCAGCGATGGGCGCACGATCCGGGGGCGAAGCCGGCCACCAGGCCGACAGGAGGAGACAACGGTCCCGAAGGACCGCGCGATTATAGGTCCAGAATCACTGCCAGCAACAGGGCCAGCAGGATTGCCAACAGCGCCAAAATCACGGCGCACCCGTGGCGACCCGGAT